AGCCGCTGCGCATCCTTGGCCATGCGAACGTGGCCCATGCAGCGCTCGATGTTGTCGATATACCAGCGCTTTCCGTAAACAGGCACAATCGGGATTTCAGTGCCAGCGATGTAGCCGCTGTCTTCCAAGATGCCATTGCCGCTCATGATATACTTATGCACCTTGCGGCGCTTCACGCGCTTCTGGCGCACCTCGACCTGACCCGTAGCCGTCAGCATGTTCTCGAGTTCTGGATCGTCAGCGAAGTCTTTCTCGCTGTAACGGGTTTCTTCGCCGTCGATAGATTGGAACGTGCGGATTAGTTCCGATGCTTCCTCAACGCGGAAAACCTCGGCGATGAAGATCATGTCAGGCGTTGACCAATCAAATTCATTCTGGTGAATTTCGTGCGGCCATGTGTCTGGATCGTCGTCAAACTCTTTACGGTAGGAATCCCGCGTCATCGAGGTCAACACAAAGCACACCTTTGCGTCAGACTTGTCTTGGCGCTTGGCGTCTAGATCAAAGAAAACCGTTGTGTCAGCGTCATAGATCGGTTCGATCCGAATGCGCTGGTTTTCGTTCTCTTCGTCATACTCGTCTTCGTATTCAGTGCGCAGACGGAAAGCACCAAAGCCACCGCCCACAGCTTCCTCAAAGGCGTTGTCATAGGCTTCATCTGCACCGCTGTCCTGCTCATCTGCGCGGAATAGCATGTCACAGGTGTCGGCCAGCTTATCGTCTGACGTGCCGTCCTTGCTAACGAAGTCCACCGTGATGCGGTTGTTGCGGTATTCGTTGATGATCCGCATCACCGACAGGTGGATCTTGTTCACCTCGAAGCGCGGCTTGTTGTTGAACTGCTCGGCAAGGTTGCCTTCCCACTGCGCCCCGGCGATGGAATAAAAGCGGCGATCCTCAAGGCATTGCAGACGGCCTTCACGCATGGCGCTTTGAATGTCATCGAACTCTTGCAGCGCATCCTGATGCACTGTTGCAAGGCGTTCGCTTCTGGTCATTCTTGCCACGGCAGTTCCTCGCAATTCATTTCGCGCCATTATAGGCGCTTTTGGTGGATAAAACAATCACCTTGCCATCGGCATCATCGTGACCACTGGCCGGGCCTTTGGCTTCTGCTGTGCGTTAGCCCGCCGCGCACCTTCCAGAGCATAGCGCACCGCGTCGATCACATGGTTGTCGCGGTCCTCAAGCACGGGAAGAATCTTGCCCGTCATCTGATCTGTCTTGAAACTATACAGCGTCAGTTCGTCGATGGTGTGCTTGCATCGTGGATGCACAACGATGTCAAACGACTTCAGCCACTCGATGCCTTCCTCAACAGACTTCGCGCCCTTGACCGCTGATTGTATCTTTGGGAAGCCGTTCTTGCGCATGTGGCTTATCGTCTCAGGTCGTGCACTGTCTGCCACCATAGGCCATTTCTCAGCCTCTGGAATGGACATGAACAGCGATGGCGTATCAACGATCTCGCAGCCGACCTGATAAGCCTCATAGTCGATATATAGCTTTCGGCCTATAATGTGGCAGCGAACACAGACTGTCGGATCAGATGCAAAGCCCCAATCCGCACCGAAACGATGGACAGCATCCGGCGGTGCTTCGAAGTCCTCAATCACCCAGTTCTTAAACACCCGCGTTTCGCTATTACGAACATACTGACCCTTCCAGACATGCAGATACTTGTCTGGATCGCGGCGCAGATCGTATTCCATCTCATCCCGCAGAACGTCAGGAAACCACGGGTTCTCAGAATAGTTGACCTCGACCACGATGCTGTCGGTCGGCGCATTGTTACCACGCAGCAGCGTCTCAACTGGATCGTCCTCATATCGCGGGTTCCAACTGAACAGCAACTGCGAGCCGGGCTTGCGGATTGTAGGGCGCAACAGGTCCAGAGAGAACTGGCTGATCGACTGCGCTTCTTCCACCCAAGCGATGTCAAAGCCCTCAAGCGACTTGATGCTGTCGGCTGTGTGGTTCTGCATCCCTTGGAAGATGATCACGCCACCATGCGGGCATTTGATCTCGGCCTGCTGCACCTCAAACATATGCCCAACGCCAAGTTCCTGTATCTTGTTCTCAATCAGCTTCTTGACGGATTGCTTGAGAGACTTCTGCACCTCACGAACACAGACCACATCGGTGCGCTTCATCACGCAGCGCTCAACGATCCATTCGGCAAAGAACGTTGACTTGCCAGAGCCGCGCCCACCGAATGCGCCGATGTAGCGGGCGTGTTCTTTCTTGAGGATTGGAACAGCCCAGCGCGGGGTGTTGATGTTTAGGTTCATTACTGAGCCTTAAATACCTTCTTCTTCTGGGCTTTGAGACAATAGCGCAGCGGATGACATTAGGGCAATCATCCAAGTCGGAGCGTTGGCGCGTCGAGCGGCTTCAATCATTTCCTTGGTGACCTTTATGTCCTTTAACGTGTCACGGGCAAACCCTAGCGCAGAGCGTCGGCCAAATCTGTCTTCCATTTCACGAAATGTCGAAACAAGATCAACGACAAGAGGCGTGACAGGTTGCTTTGCGCGCTTAGGGCTTCCCTCAAATACTTTATATGCTGGGCTTGTCAGCTCAAGGCCACCGCCAGTTCCCTTTGCACGAAGTTCTGCCGCCAAATCAGGGAATGTCAGCGCATATGGTATGCCACGGCCTTGGCCAGTAAGCGTTCTTGCTGGCCCGACCTTATCAACGCCAGCCTGATATGTTAGCGACTGATCGGGCGTTGTGCGGAATGCGCCACGCTCAACGTCTGGGGTAAACCCGCGATAGCCTGTTGATCCCCAATCCATGCCAATCTGGGCTTCGTCCATCATCGCTGCCCGAGCATCGGAAACTTTTGGCAGACCCATCTTTTGAAGATTCGCCTTATCCAATCCCTTTAGAAGCGCCGCACGCTGCGTGCCAGTCGGAAGGCTAGCCACATACTCATCAAAGTAGCCGGGCGCTCCAATGCTCTTGAAGTCTCGGAATGGGTATATTGTTTCGCTGTATTTGACTTCTTGCCCATCAACGATCTTCTTTTTTACCACAGACATGCCAATGCCACGGATAGCTTCGTCAATTGTGGGGATGTTCTTTGTAGCGATTGGAGCAGCCTTAAGCATCTGGCCAAAAATCTGCGAGGTTGGAACAGCGAAGTCAGGCGATTGTTCGCCCATCAGCAAGCTGATGTAAAATGGGTCTTCAGTTTTGCTCGCCTCGTTGAGTTTGCTGGATGTAGCAGTTTGCGCCCCAGCATATCCTTGCCCGGGGCGATCCATATATTGGAAGCCGCCCTGTGTATCTATTGGGGTCTCAAAAACATCTTCGTTGACCTGCGTGACGCGCTGCCGCCCAGACGTGTCCCCAACAATTCCCATCAGCGTGCGACCCTCAAGGTCTGCTATGCTTGACTGAACTGGTGCAACCAATTCTTCGTCCATAAATCCGCGACTGTAACTGCCGGATAGTGCAGTTGGCTTTTGCGATTTAATGTCTGTCATGCCAGCGCCCGGCGCTGTCGGCCCACGCCCAGAGATTTCTGCGGCAGATGGAACGCCTCTTAAATTCTCTGCAATATCTAAGCCAACGCGCTCATAACTTCTTGGAAGCACAACGTCTCTAAGTGGTGGACCGCCGTTGTCCCCCATGCCACGCCCCATGTCGAATGGTGCCATCATCACACGTTCCACATCGGCAAAGGTCAGCGGAGGTCTGCCATCACGCGCTGCGCCCATCCGCAATGCACCAGCAGGTGCGGTCCCAGCGCCAGCGCCAAGCGTCACCATGCCTGTCAGACCAGCAATGTCGCCATAGGTGATGGGTTCGCCTTCCATAGCCCTGCGCGGCACGGAGATGGCGTCCCATGCGCTCTGCACGGCATCACTGAGCAAGTCACCAGTGAAGCCCAGCGGATTGGCCGTTGCTTCACGATACGCGCCCTTGACCACAGATTGCGTTTTGGGCGGCGTCATCTCAAACAAGTATTGCGTGCCGTCGAACCGCGATCTGCGGATCTTCTGGCCTAGTTCATCATAGCCGACAACGGGATCATTTTCTGGATCAGCCCCGGCAGGCAGACGCATTGGGTCATATGCAAATCCGTCAGTTTTTGGGGTCAGAAAATCGAAAATGCCCATGTCACGCCTCTGATGGATCAATGATGGTCCGCTTGATCTCGATTGGTATTGCACCGCCCGATGGCCCAGACAGTTCCTGCTTCGTCGCGTCAGAGTAGCCGTGCTTGGAAAGCATCATCTTGGTGATCGAGTAGTTGAAGTCACCAGACAGGCCATTATTCAACAACTCGCGCTCTTGTTTTCTAGAGATTAGCTTGAGGATGTCAGAAAATTCGTTACCATCTTCCCTTGACCAAGCGTGGCAAGTCTCTCTGCTTATGCCAATTTCGCAAGCCAGACCCGCGACTGATGGCACCTTGTCACCTGCTGCGATCCATCCGCCTTTAGCATAATCCCAAGCAGCCTTGATGATCTTGGGTGTGTATTCAGTTGGTCTACCAGCAGCCATGACATCCTCATCTCGACACATAGCGGTGTCGGTCGCTGCGGCATCTTACATCAGTTTGTGGGTTGTTTCAATCTGGCAACCTTATCACGCACTGATAAGCCAAATTCTGATGTTGGATCAAACCACCACAGCGGCTTTTGACTGCGGTCTTTGTTGGCTGGGTTCCTGATGATGCTGTGGACGCCTGTCTTTTCGTTGCGCACCCGTGCGATGGCGCCGATGCAGGCGTTCTTGGTCATGCCAACCAGATGTGCCGCGTCCTTGTGGGTTAGGCCGACATTCTCGACGAGGTGCAGCGCCATGAGGATTTGCTCATCCTTCTGGCGGTCTAACGCTCCATGCATTGGATTTCCCCTGCAAGTGCTAGATAGCCAGCGCCATCAATGTAGCTGTCAATGTGATCTGGGTTGCCTTTGATGCGGGCAATCTTGAACAAGGTCATCATGATGGCAACGTCAAAGTCATTGAATGTGGGGATTTCGCGCCCTTCCATCCACCAGCCCCATAGATCGCCGATGTTGGCAAACGTGTCTTCTGCATTCCCATGCGTGGCTGCTCGGTCCTTTGTGATGTATTGGGTCGCGGTGTTTAGGATCTGTTCGCGGTTCATTTGTTTCTTTCCGGGCAATCACGCCCTTCATTGCAGTTGTGGTTGCATGGCGGGCAAGTCTTCAGCGATTTCTCATAGAGTGCGGTGAATGTCTTATTGGGGCGGATGTTTGCCTTCTCGCGGGCAAGCTGGCCGTCCAGATACTGCTGCAATTTTCCAAACATGAAAGCGTTTGCTAATCCTGTTCGATCCACCTTCAACTCCTTTGCTGCCCGGCTGACGCTGGGAAATGTTATGCCAAAGATTGTAACCTTGGATTCTAGGTTCACAAACTCCGCTTCGATCTCGTTGTCGGCCTCTTCCCATGGCGCTGCGGGCATCGTGACGAAGTGCTGGATGGATAGCCCGGTGACGATTGAGTTGCGATCTGTCACTGCGATGATCTTGGTGCGCATGTTCATTGCCCTGACGGCAGTGGCAGGCTGACTGGGTGTTGGTAACACGCATCTGGGTTGCCTTGGCCCGCCTCGGTCAAGAATGCTGTGTCTTCAGATTGCTGACCCATTGGGCATCGGCAGATTGCAACGCCATCTGGGCCTTTTTCGCAGTCAAAACTAAAGCAGTTTGATGCGTTATAGCCCTGCTGTAACTCTGAGCCGCATTCTTGTATCACCACTTTCTTTTTCAATGGGTTTCTACTGAAGTCGTTGGCTTCCTGCCTATAGTGCATTCGTGGGAAAAACAAACTCCAGACGTGGCTCGGTGCGCTTGCATCGCATGACCCTTGCATGTTGCCTGCGGTTAGGTCGGCAATGGCTGGCCCGTGCAGGATCGGGCATTTGCAGATCACCTCTGGGTATGGGACGCCATTGTTTGGCGTAATCATCTTGCCTGTTGGTGTGCAGGTGCTGGCGGCACATAGGGCATATTCCCCTTGGCACAACGCAATCTCTGCGTTGCTGACTGTGGGGAAAAACAGAACGCATGTCAGGATCAGATTTCTAAGCATTTTGCTTGGTATCCTCTGCTAGTTTGGTTTTGTATTCCTGCGTTTTTTCTTTAAGCCGGGCAATCGTTGTTAGGTTAGTTGAGTCTATGATCCGTTTGAAGTGCGATGAACTAAAGCCAAGCGCTCTTGCTGCAGCGGCCATTGTGGGGAAATGCACCCCCTCGATGGTGACGGGTCGCTTCTTTGTTGTGCCTAGACCCACCATGTCCATGCGCCCACGGGCCAGTGCTGAATAGACCGCCTCTTCTGTCACGTTCATTGCTTCCGCAGCTGCGCGGACTGTCGGAAATCTTTGGCCCCGAATTTCGACAATCATTAGGACAAATCCTTTGGGCGCGGCATAGGACGTGGGCTGACGATGACCTGATCTGTATAGATGCAGCGCATCATAGTGTATTCCATGTCATTGGCTTTAGCTAAAGCAATAGCTTCATCCATTAGATCGCCGCACTCCATGTCGGCGGGTAATTTGTAACCAGACTGAGAGCCGTCGATCCATGTGATAAGTAGGATGGCTAGAAGTTTCATTCCCTCCCCCTCCATGCAGTGCCAGCGGCTTCTTCCTTCCCCTCCAGTTCAGCCAGCACAGAGCGGGCCTGTTGTCTTTGTTCGTAAATACTGTCTGGAATGTGGCGTCGAATGTATGCCACCGCAATGATAAGCTTGGCTTCCAACTGTTCGATGTACTCTGCAGCTTCCAGAAGCGTTGAGCCAACTGGTGTCATATCGCACTCGCCATTGGCATAATGATGCAGTTGCTGGATCAGGTCAGTCATTCTCTTTCTCCCATAATTCTTTGATTTTTGCTTTGAGTGCATTGCGCCGACTCTCCGGCCAAGTCGCAATGAAATCCCGTCTTGCCTCAACTGTCCTCAGTTCCATTGCATACCGCGCAGCGCTGTCTAGCATTTCCTCATTGCACGCTGCGTTGTAGGCTTCCTTGCTGTTTATGCTTCGCAAGTAGACTTCGCCCATTCCCACTCGATCACCCACTTGCCAATCCCTCACAGCTTAAATGGCTTGCGAGCGACATAAGCAAACTTGCCCGGCCCTAGTTTGCGCTGAAACAGGATGCACTTTCCTGCTTTGTAAAGATCCAGAGCATCTGCTTTGTGATACCCAGCGGCGTATTCACCGATGTGATATACCACCTCATCGCCGCGCTTCATTGAATCCAGCATAGTGTGCAGGACGCCGCGTCGATCTTTGACAATGTTGTATTCCATGCGCTCGCTCAAAATGGCAAATCCCCGTCAAGATCGTCTAGGCTTTGACGCTCCTGCGGCTCCTGTT